AGTCTACAGACCCACGGTCACAGTGGGTAGGATTTTCTTTTTCGCTAGCTAATCCATAGAAACTACATTTAGTTAGATAGGGGTGTCTGTCCCCATAATGCCACTTATTCCTGAGGTTCGGGAGTATTAACCTCACGGTAAACGGGTGGCATACCCGTCCAAAAATACGGTGTATAATCCTCTGCCGCAGCAGTGTAAATATCAAATACAGATGTCGAAGCCGCTTGACCTGCTATCACATCAGATATGAAATAGCGGTACCACCAAGCGTTCCCTTGCAATGTAGAGTTCGATTGGCGAGCTTCTGGTTTCCCAGGCTGAAATCGATAAAAAGTCTGATAAGGGACTTCGAACTCAGCAGTTGGATTTACTTTAGAATTAACATACACCATACCTTGAGTACCAGTCAATGGTTGATCATTAGCAGGGGTGATCGAATTACCAGGCAACACGGTACTGGCGGCAATAGCGAATGCATTGGCGTAAGCAGGAATAGGACCAGTAACCCTAGACCAAACCGCACCATTAGAAGTTTCGTTATTATACCTCTCTATACATCCAGTGAAGGATGGGGCAGTATCGCCACCTCGCGGCACGATCTTATACCTCATTCCTCCACGTCTTCCTGAGAAACATTGGTCAACCCAATGGAACATGACCGTATTACAATAATTGTAAGGATCACCACTAATGGTACGATCCGCAGCGTCAGTAATATATCCTCGGAAATATGGATAAAGATTTCTAGATCCAGACATATAAGCAGGAGTGGAAGAATCAGCACCAATTGCTGTGTGCAATTGATATCTTTTAAGCATCGTACGAAACGATGTTATAGATTCTCCAGTAAATACCTTATTTATATCTGCTGTATCTTGAACGCCAGGTCCGAGTGATATTGATTGATCCTGTATCGGAGCATTCATCTCAGAGGTGTTTTGCGCATCAGCAACCACCGTAGTGGAACCTGTCGTATCAACACCTGACTGAGCCTCAAGAGCTGGCGGGGGAGGAGGTCGAAATACGAAATTCTGAAAATCATTGATGGGAACAAATACCTCAAAATCATCACCCATAGAAACAAACACATTAACTTGAATGTCATTATCTACGGTTGAATTAGGGGTTGTCAGTTCATTCACAACGTAAACACCAAGAACACCGTTACCGGGGCCCTTAGTGTTATACGCTGTAGTGCTGTACATTTCAGATACACCATCGAGACCTGGATATGCACGTGTCAAAAGAGAGACATCTTGTCCATTTCCAATTTCAATAGTGAAATCTTGTGTATCAGCAATATCAATAATTTGAATATAATTCGTATTATATTCATTAGAATCCAAATAATTTGGATCATAAACAAATTTCAACCTCCCTTTGTGGAATGCAGAACAAACAATCTGAAACCTAAATTTCATTGTGCCCGTCCAGTGTCTAAATGGCATTGCTGCCATAGCACAGGCAGGTAAATGAATTGCAGTTGCAGTTGAAGTAGTTGACTCAGCCCATGTTACTGGACTGATTCTAGTATTCCACAAAAGTGTCTCAGGAGCAGTGTTGATATTCCAATCAAAGGTAGTTAAATAGCTTTCACGAGCAGCAATACCTTTCATATTCAGAACATCAGCACCACCAAGGCCAGCTATCCTAGGGTCTATCGTTAATTCCTGTTTCTCATCCACAGTTAATTTCTGTGCATGATCTGGTACATTTGTCAATGCAAAAGATGAAGTGGGGAACGCACGATAAGGTTCAGGATTCTTTGTCACAGGTGGACGACAATACCCTAGCAGCTTTGCCAAGCTTGATATACCAGATGCTATGGTTGAAGTGGCCATAGCAAATGGCGCAAGTGACGGTATAGCTGCCAGACTATTGGCCAACTTTGCAACAGAAGTTGCTGGTCCAGAAACGACACCAGTTGAATTGGCTTCATCGATTTCAGCTCCACTCTGAGGAGTAAGAGCATCAGAATCGACAGAAGTCAATACGCTGAATGAGACATCTTCAGCCCAAGCAAAAACAGAAACCGTTACTTTATCAACAGCTCCGTTAGCATGCTTGAGTTCATTTATTGATCTGATATACATATCACCCATCAACGACCAATCGGACGTTGGAATGGACATATAATTAAAATACCAGAAAAATGGCAGTGTCATTTCACCACCAGACGATGTTGTAGGATCCAAAAACAACCTAGGTTGTTGCGAAGCCTGCACCACGTCTTGTGGTACTAATGCAGCATTCGATGAGAAAGTATCAAGAGCATCAAATGGCAAATACGAAGCTATTAAGCGTCCATATTGAAATCCATTTCCATTGATAACAATCTTGATCTTAAGATTAGCCCTCAACAAGTTATAATTCGTAATACGATTTATGACTCGAGGGTTTTCAAAGTACAAAGACCAAGGATTAAAACTCTCATAAAATGTAGTAGAAGTACCCCAATCTTGCTCAAAGATCTTGATGGGACGAGAAAAGAATGAATCTAAAGTCGCATCATCAGAATCTTGAAGTCGTCTGGTGGGGTCAACACTTCCTTCCATATCATACATGTAAGGATCGTGTTGGTCGGCAAAAGATACATTCTGACTTTTTGCATTTGCAGTAACCTTCATTACATTTGCGTCAATATTACCCGAGTGGGGTTCAAACACACAATAACAATGCTTTTCCTGTAGAGAACAATGTGGACAGTAATCTACAGGAAAATCGGCATGTTCGTAAACAGGCCGCAAATCCTTGCTAGTTTTTATATCTTTATACCATTGGTTTTTAGAAGATTGGATTTTAGATGGCACCTTCTGATTTCCATCAATTTTTATGTTTTTATTATAATTTTTAGTAGTAAGTACAATATATACAATACAATGGGCACACTCAAACCACATCGCACGTCATATTTTGGTCGGTGATCAACCTCCCCTAAATAGGGGTATTGCACGAGGGCAACATCTATGCGTGCAAAGCCTATACAAATAATACAAAATATGAAAAACAAATATTTACACGGTATCCATATACACACAACCCTGTTCAACTATATACAGAAACCCCATCGGGTAAACGGGGCGGTTTTATTAAGGAAATTCCGAAACCTATAAATCGCTAAATATCTCATATGGTGAATCTGAGAGCACCTTCTCATCTCCATCACGATATTTAGCTTTCCACCTAGCCACATGTGTTGCGTAATCAGTGTCTAATTCCGCGCACAAGTGGGTAATTCCCGCACGTGAAGCAACCTCTTTCATTTGCTCACGTCTGTGTTCAAAGATATCCTGACCATGGTTGAACCATTCACGAAGTGCTGTATCTATATTAATAGCACTCGCATGTTCCTCAGAGACAGGGGCATTTTTCCCACGAAGATAACAATGTAACATCTTGAAGCACGATTTTTCAACCAATGCTCCAACATGGACACCCAATTCAGGGTGCCAAACACTCTTTCTCTTTAGGAACTCGAACTCCTCAGGTGGTAAGAAGTCCAATAATTCACTCTCTTTATCTGGCATAGTGTACGTTTGACCGTACTTCGCCAAAAATTCAGAAGCTCCTTTAATT